TTCCGAGTGTGTCAAACTATATCTCGAGGGGAGAATAACGGGTGGACCAACTATCAATGATAGATACTTTAAAGCACTATAACATTTGTGATTATGAAACTGGATTCTCAGATATTGTCATACAGTAGTTCTAAGCTGTCGAAAAAGTCGGAATACTCCGAAGAAGGGGTGCGGAATAAAGACAGGAACATCATTGATATGGATCGAGAACAATTGGTCGAGTATTTCAAAACAAAAGAACGTTTCGAGGCTGAATACGAAGGTTCAGGGGATAGACAAATTATGTTATCAAAACCGATATGTTGATATGGGACGACGATTTTATGATACGACTTTGATTATGGCAGGCAAAATCTGCCCTTACTGCGGACAGCCGACGGAGTATGTCGATAGCGCTGCCGTCTATCACGGGATCAGCTACGGGATGATCTACCTGTGCCGCAAGTGCGACGCTTACGTGGGCGTTCACCCGGGTACGGATAAGGCGCTCGGCCGATTGGCTAACCGATCTCTTCGCGAGTGGAAAAAACGGGCTCATTACTATTTCGACCCGATTTCCCGTACACCGCTTATCAACCGGATATGGCCGAAATACATTCCGGGCATATCGAACCGGAACAAGGCTTACCGATGGCTGGCCGCACAAATGGGTATCGAGCCGGAAGTATGCCACATAGGCATGTTCGACGAATTTCAGTGCGAGTGCGTCGTGGCTATATGTAAGGACGCAATGAAGAAATTGGGGAGTAAAAACGATTGAGCCATGAAAAGCGAAAGAGCGGAGGCATACATCAATGCCAATGAGATGGATGCCGCATATTTGGTAGATAAGGATGGTTGCGGATGGGCAGTAATTGGTATTCATCAAGCTCGCAAAGCTGTCGAAATAGCCGAGCAGGAGGCAGAAGAAAGGGTATATGAAAAATTGAGACGATTATGCAAACATTACGTGAAGTAGCCGAGGAAATTTGCCCGCATCGTTTAGAGTATTACGATCCGGCAATCAAAGACATGCTGGATGAAATTATCCGCAACGTATGGAAAGACGGGTTCATTGCCGGCGCTCGATGGAAGGAGGAGAATCCGGTTTCGGCCTATTCTGTGTCTGATCCCGAGTCCGACTCCATCGAGCTTTGCGGGCTCTTGTGGGACACAGAGAATTTGGCCATCGGCGGTTACGAGAAGGATGGCCACCACTACTACTCATGGCAGGAGGCGATGAATGCCGCGTGGTCCGTAGGTAAGCGCTTGCCGACCCGGGAGGAATTGAAGGCATTATGCGATCTCGGTTCGACTTGGGACGATGAGCTCAAGGGCCGTTGGTTTGGGGGTAATCACGACTCGGACCACAAGGGCTCGTTATTCCTGCCTATTGCGGGCCTCAGCTCTTCTAAGGGCCTCGGCTATCGCACAAAGATGATCGGTACGAGTACCAGCGGCTACTATTGGTCCTCGAAGCAGCAACTACGCGGTCAACCTCTACTTCCGCTCGGGCTTCGTCTACCCGCTGAACTACTTCAATCGCGCCAACGGCTTCAGCGTGCGTTGCGTGCGGGACAAAGAATAACAGATAGATTATGAGAGTTATAGTTACTTTTTCCGGCGGTAAAGACAGCCTTGCTGCTCTGTTGTGGACCCGCGAACATATCACCAAGAATTTCACGACGGTATTCTGCGATACTGGGTGGGAACACCCACTAACCTACGAATACATCCATCGCATCGCCGACAAGCTGCATCTCGATCTGGTAACATTGAAGTCGAAGAAGTATGCAGGTATGGTCGATCTTGCCCGGCAGAAGCATCGCTGCCCGTCGGCGCGCGCCCGGTATTGTACAGAGGAACTGAAGACGAAGCCAATGACTGACTACATCCTCGACGTCGTACAAGATAATACGCTCATTATTCAGGGCATCCGTGCCGCGGAATCCTCGGCACGAGCCAAGATGAAGACGCAATGCACCTATTTCAAGTATTATTTCGAGCCTTACGGCTACGACAAAAACGGAAAGCCGAAGAAGTATAGCTACCGCGGCAAGGATGTTCGGGTGTTCCGGTCACAGTTCGCCGACGATCTTTTGCGTCCCGTGTTCGACTGGTCGGCCCAGCAAGTGATAGATTACATCCTCGCCGCAGGGTTGGAACCGAATCCCCTCTACAAAATGGGTTATAAGCGGGTCGGCTGCTGGCCGTGCGTGATGTGCAGTCAGCGGGATATTCTCAACATCGCCATCCAGTCGCCGGAACGTATCGAGCAAATCGCAAACCTCGAAAAGGAATTGCAGTCGTCGTTCTTCGGTCCTAACAAAATACCGACTCGCGCCATAACCAGCGGTAATAAATATTCCTCGATCCGGGATGTTGTACGGTACGTCCAATGGCAGAACGCGACGGGTAGCCTGTTCGATGACGACACGGCCACGAGTTGCATGAGTTATTACGGGTTGTGCGAATGATAAATGACAGCTTCATCCTCCAGTTATTAAGTAATTCTTAACAACTGAAACTTTAAAAAACATTAAACACTTTAAAGAATGAGCTATGAAAAACAAAATTAACATTGAAATCACACAAGACGGCTGGACGACAGACATTCTGTTTAATGGCAAAAAGTATAGGGAACGCCACGAACGTATACCGACTGGTTCTGAATGTGTTGAAGGTGATTTTGAATCGGAAGAAGAATTGCCGGATGATATCATAGGTGCTGTTGGTGGATTTTTCTGTTTCGATTGTATGATGGCGCTTAGGCGTAATGAACTATGAAAATGATCCCTGATGCAGACATAGTTTGGGATAAAAGAGAACAATCCCGCATCGAGGCCCAAATCAAAAAGCAGCAAGAGTTGAAGCTGATCGGAAGCATGAAGAAGGTACCGGGGCACACTCTGTTCTCTTTCAACTACAAAACAGGCGAGATCAAGCCGGCCGACGTGATTCGGGAGTGTGCGATGGGCTTTGACGGATTGCCTCTCTACAAGGAGAGAATAGTGGTGGAGAAGGATTGCTACTACGAACAGGCGCTGAATGTCAAGAATTTTGTAAAACGATTGAAAAGAAAGAGCTATGAAAACACTTGAGTTGAAAGATATTTGCGGCTATATGCCGTACGGGTTAATGCAAAAGCATTATAAAAATGTTTGTCCTTTTGCCGTTGAGATTCAGTCACATATAGGTGGATATGTGTTTCTCAAAATACCTCCCAAACATGGAAAGCCTCTTCTTCGCCCGATGTCCGACCTAACCAAAGAGATCACCCACGAAGGGGAAAGGTTTGTGCCGCTTTTAGCATTAGATATATTAAATTGTTTCCCTATATCTGATACAGACAAGGCGTTAAGGTACTACGACAAGCTCAATGAATGGATGTTCGACTACCGGAACCTGATCTCCGCCGGACTGGCAATCGACGTGAATACCTTACCTGAAAATCCTTATGAATGATGAAAACACCAGAAGAAACTGCCCGAGAGTATGCAAAGAAGATTTGGAAAAATGGCCGTACTTACAGAAGTAGGATAGGATATTCTGCTGAAGATTTCCTTGCCGGCCTCGCAATCGTCGGAGCAATGGCGGTTGACGCAGAAAAGGAAGGTCGATTTATCCCGGCGCAAGAGATACTCAAGGGGATTCAGAAATCTAAAACC